TCCACGACAGGACGTTCGCCACCGCGCCGGGGATGAGCGGAACGCACATGCTCCCCTCGACCCATTGCCCCGCCGAGAAGTACTTGCTCTGGTAGGCGTTGCGGTCGGCCATGTTCAGCACCACGTAGTTGTGGTGCTGCGCCAGCCCGCGAAAGCCACCCTGGGTGCGCTCTGGCGGCAGGGCCAGCAGTGGCAGCCAGGTATCGGGCGCCTCATAGCTCCCCTTCGCCGTCTGTAGCTTGAAACCGAAGTAGCCCTCTCTCCCGAAGGCAGCCGACATCTCGTATCACACTCCGCAGTTGCGCCTCAACGCAACCGTGTTGCCGTTTCCGTTCTCCGTCCGCCGTGAGCCGCGAACCCCGCTCACTTGTCCCACAGCCTCCACGACTCCGCCGTCAGCTCAACGCGGGACACGTCGATGGCCGCCCAGTCGTAGCCGTCTCGCTGCTGGGGCTCGAAGTCCCATGCGCTCACCCACGCATCGCTGCACGTGCCGCCCAGGTACATGTCCTCCATCAGGAGGTTTTTCAGCGTCTGCGTGGCCAGCTTCAGCTCCACGGCGCTCTGCTCGCCCAGCCGCCGGCGACGGATGTAGTACACCTCGATCAGCCGCCGCTGCAGATACACCCGGTTCCCCCCGTCACCGCTCATCTCGCCCTTGCGCTCGAAGACTGCGACGGCGGGAAGGGCGGAGGTGGCCGGATCGATGATCGCCTCCGGGCGCCCCTCGCTGACCGCCGCCTCCGACCCAAGGCTCAGGCGGGGCGCTGCCAGTCCGATGCTCGCCGCCTTCGCCGTCCTGTACGTGCCAGTGCACGGGGACGCCAGCCACAGCATGTGCAGGCTACTGATCTGCACAATGGTGACCGTCTCCGGCCCGCTCTGCTCATCCTGCAGCGTCGCGGCGATGGACAGCCCCGTGATGGGATACGCCGGGCGCCCGGGGCTTTCGCGGAACAGCTCCGTGCTGCCCACCTGCAGCATGTCGCTCGCCACGCAGTCGGCGGTGAGCTTCGTGCGGCTCTGCACCAGCAGCCGCACGGCCTCGGTTATGGCTGCGCTGTCGAACATGTCCAGCATGCCGATAACTCCCGCGCCTCAGGGCGCCTCAGCAATCGCGTCTACCTGCCGCAGCGGCACCCGCCAGTGGTGCGCGCGGCCGCCCTCATCCTCTGGCGGACCGACCACGAACGCGAACGCCTCGCTCCCGCCGTGCTCCACCCACGAGAGCAAGTAGCCCACCTCGAGCCGCACGTCCCGGGCGCACCACAGCGAGTGCGTGGCGTCGGGGCGGTGCTCGAAGAAGCGGTCCTCCAGCGACGCCGACGCCGCTGGCTGAATGGCGGCCGGAATCGGCGACCACGACGGCTCTTGGTAATCGTCCAGAGTGACGTACGCGGTAACCGCGCGCGAAGCCGACGGAATCCGCACCGTCACCGTCCGATTCAGCAGATTCCTGAACACAGGCATCCGTCTTCCGTCCCACGCCGTTGCCGTTGACTGGCAACTGGCAACTGCCTCTACGGCGTACTACTCATCCCCGTCCGCCGGAACCGACGGGCGATCTCCTTGGCCTGCTCCAGCCAGCTCGCCACCGTGCTCGCGTAGGCATTGTCCGCGCCGTACGTGACCGCGAAGCTCCCGAGCCGCGCTGACTCCACGCCTCCGCTCCCGACGCCCGCCGCCTGCCCGAGCACGGCGGCCGCCGTGAGCATCGCCTGCGCCTGCACGACCTCGGGCAACTGCTGCCGCACGTCCGAGTAGCCGTAGGTCAACTGGACGACGATGTTCCGGATGCCCGCGCTCCAGACGCCGCCGGGCACATACCCGCCGGCGCCGCACTTGCGGATGAGGCCCTCGGGGGCGTACACCACGTAGCTGTCCTCGGGCACGAGCTCGCCGTTTTCGCTCACGCTCGCCACCGACTCGATGGGCTTGATGCCCAGATCGCACAGGAACAGCGTGTCCGAGGCGCCGTCGCCATCGAGCGTGACGGTGGCGTCGGCGTGGTACTCGAAGTCGCGATCCGCCAGCCAGTCAATGGCCTTCTTGGTCGCCGGCAGCAGCGCCCGAACGCGCGCCTGCACCGCCTGCGAGCTGCCAAAGGCCTCGGCGGCCGCCAGATCGCTCATATGTGGCTGAAGCCACCCGTCCACGTCGCTCTGACTGCAATAGCTCATTGCCACTACCCCGAAGATTCGGCCGTCGGCCGACCTCTTGTGGCCGCAAGCCGACCTCTTGTGGCCGCAAGCCGCCCTCTTGTAGCCGCAAGGCGACCTCTTGTAGCCGGAGCTGCCAGCTCCGGCGGGCTACAGCCGACCCGAATCCCCATGATTCCAGAGTGTCGCTATCCCGATACTTCGAGGCTTGCACTGCAGGCGGCGGCACCCCGCCCAAATGACCGGGGCGGCGCCCCAACATGGAACGCCGCCCCGAGTTGACTCCGCGTCGCGTGGCACGGCGGGACTCGCCAGGCCGTGCACTCCGGCGCCAGCTACGTCGTGGCCACGTTGTGGCCCAGGCCGACGATGTTGTTGCTCGCGGCATCGCACATGGGCTCAAAGTCCAGGCGCACCGCCGCAACAACCTGCGTCTGCTGGGTCTCCACGATCCGATCCGATTCCACGTGGCTGCTGCGCCGACCGAACTTCGCGCTCGGCCGATGCACGTACAGCACGATCGTCCGATCCGTCGTCGAGCCGTCGTAGATGCCCGAGGCGTTCAGGTCCTGCGCCACGTGCTCGGAGACCACGACGGGTGAGCCGAAGAGCTGCGCCAGCTCGCCGTCGAAGATGACTGCCTTGGGCCCGTACTTGTCCAGCGTCAGACACTCGTCCAGGCCCAGGAGCTTGATGTAGCCGGCAATGGAGGTCACCCACGCACCCTCGCGCGGGTTGGCGCCGTACTTGCCCATCTCGCCCTTGAGGCTCAGCAGGTTCTCCGCCGTGAAGTTCGTGCCACTCAGGTCCACGCTGGCCGGGTTGGTCTGCTTGTTGTGCAGCCGACGGATGCCATCCCAGCAGCGCCGCACATCGTTTGCGGCCACTGTGTAGCCGATGTCGAAGTGCGTCTGCTGCGTGTCGCCGTTGACGGTGCAGTGCTCGACACCATCGGCGAGCGCGTGCACTACTTCGTTCTCCACGTATGGCAGGATCGGGATGACGCTGTCCTCGCTCAGCTCGTCCGAGAACAGCACCCGTGCCGCGAGCTTGACGGCCTCGAACTGCACGTTCGCCGTCGCCGCCGTCGTCGGCGTCAGCGCCGACGCGATGTCCGAGACGCTCTCGGCTGCCTTGTACGCCGTGGCCTTGCCGCCTTGGACGGGCAGCTTGTACGGCGACGTGGGCATCGGGATGTCGTCGAACAGCCCGGCCACCTTGAGCTCGAGCTGCACGCGGCGCATGAGTTCGGCCGAGAAGCCGGTGGGAATCCACTCGGCGCCGGCCCCGCTCTCGCTCGTGGCCATCGCCTTGCGCAGCTCGGTCGCGGCCCAGGCGTGGTCCATGAACCTGCGGTACATCTTCAGCGACCGCACGACCTCGCCGAAGGTGCGCCCTCGCACGCCCTCGCCGCCTGCCTGCTGCAGCAGCGTGGCGGCGATGAAGATGTGGTCGTTAAGGCGCTGCAGGGCCTTGACCTGCGTCGCCGGAACGTCGCAGATCGCGCTCGCCAGCTCCCGCGGTGCCTTCACCAGGCAGTCCACGGACGGCGCCAGTGGTGTGCCCAGCTCGAGCATGGCGTCCGCCCTGGCGATGCCTGCATCCGCCTCACCGGCGAACTCCAGCTTTCGCTCCGAAGGCGCAAGCGGTGATCGGCTGCCACGACGCTGCGCCATGAGCTCCTGGACCGATGTCGCCAGCTCCCGGATCTTGTGCTCCAATGCGCCGTCCGGAAGCCTCCCGGACTCGGCGCGTTCCCGCCGCTGCGTCGCGGCTTGCTTGAGCCGCGCGAACTTACGCTCGAGCGACTCATCCGCTACCTCAATGCCGGCCGCGCGAAGCTCAGCGTCAACCTGACCCTCCAGCGCTGCCAACTCCTGTTCTGCCGTTGCCATTGTCCTCACTTCGTCTGCCTCTGCGCAGCGCAATGCCCCGGACCGCAGGCTTCCAGTGTGCCTCGCCGGGGGCGCAGGCATCCTTGCCTGCATCCCTCAGTGCACATCACGCCGCGTCGGCAAGTGCCCCACCGAACTGGCCCACCAGGCCCCGAAGGTCCGTCGTCCCATACTCCCGCATCAGCGCCTGCAATCGCGCCTCTGCGTCGTCACTGGTCTGCGCTCCTGAAGGCTGCGCCGTCAGCACCTCGTCAATGCTCGCGCGCGCCGCCTCAAGCAGCTTCCGCTGACGCTCCGATTGGACTCGGCTGCTCGCGCTGCCGGATCGTACTCCGGCGTCGCTCTGTGCGCCATCGGCTGTCCTCAGCCAGTGGAAGAAGATGTTCCGGTAGCCCTCCAGGCGCCCTTTGGCCTCCTGTAGATATCTCTCCGCCTCTACGTCCTCGAAGATCTCTCGCTCGCCGGCCTTGAGCTCGATATCCGCGAACTCCGGCCACGCTCCTTCGTCGATCGCCGTGCCCAGCGGGCGGCCGCGATACTCCGGCGCCGGCTTCCCGAACTTGGCGTAGTAGCGTCGCAGGTGCCGGTAGCAGCCATCGCGGTCAGTCTCGGGGATGTCCGCGCCGCCGCGGGCTCCCAGCAGCACCGCCATCGCCGCGGCGCATCCGCGCCACACAGCCTGCAGCTCGCCGCCGAACATCCGCGCAATCGGCAGCTTGTAGCCCTGCTTGGACTGCGCATTCGGCGGGTCATACCACAGGTGCGCTCGCCGGTATTGCGCCCAGTTCTCCCCCAGCGGGCCGAGGATCTCATTCTGCGTCCGGGCGTCCCACTGCCATGGGGCATCCGGATCGCGATGGATGGGCAGGTCCTGATACGGCACCACGGCCTTGTACTGGATTGCGCCATCCGCCTCGATCCCAAGGGCCTTGGCGAAGTACACACTCGTGCCCGCGTTCATCGCCAGTGGCACCGCCGCGATCTCGTGCAGCCGTACCTCATCGTGGATGCGCACGCGCCGGCCGTCCCCGATCGTCCCGTAGTGGAACTTCAGGCAGTCATACCCGATGCTGCTTCGACGGCAGGCGCCCTCGCGGATCAGCACCTGCGCAATCTGCGCGAGCTGGTGCCGCGGGTCGCTGATGATCCGCGCCTTGTACCGCAGGCCCCCGTCCGTCAGCTCCGTGTCGAACGTCGTGCCGATGGGGAAGACCGCATTGTGGCAGTACGTGTACAGCGGGTTCTCCTGGTACTCGCCCAGATGCGCGGCCAGGGCACTTGGCGGCAGCACGTCGCCGCAGAAGTCTATGCCTGGCGATGTGGCGTAGCCCTCGACGACGAACTCTCCGCCACCATCGCGCCCCTTGACGTCCCGCAGAATCTTGAACTCCGTGGGCCAGATGCTGAACCGCTGGAACGCTACCGCCCCCGGCAGCACCGCCTGTACTGCATTCATCCCGAACTCCATTGCTGTCCTCTCATGATGCAAGCTCACTGTGTGGCAGGGGGGAGGGTGTGAGCCTCGAACCCGGAGCCATCCTACCCTTGCGCCAGGCTCACGAGCCCGCCCGGGGCGAGCACCACATCGCCGCCGGGCACCTCGCCGTCAATGCGCAGCATTCGCCGCGCCTCGTTGGGCGTGATGACCCGCTGCTGCACCAGCCTCAGCACGCGGTCCGTTTCCTTCTGCTTGTCCGCCTGCAGCGGCTCGACTCCCGAGAGATCGAAGCGCACCCGGAGGCCGGCATCGATCTGTGGGGCCAGGCGCTCGTTGATGCTTGCGGCAATCTTCTCCAGCGTCGGCTTCACCGTCGCGCTCCAGAACATCTTCTCCTGCTGCTCCGCCGTGGCGTAGTTCACGCCCTCGTACAGCCCCATCATGACGGGCGGCACGCCGAAGACGGCGGCAATCTCCTCCCGCGTCATCTTCCGCGTCTGCACCCACTGCAGTTCGTCCGGCGACAGCCCGACGCTCGTGAGCTCAAGGTCGCTGGTCAGAATGGCGATCTTGCCCGCCTGCTGCGGCCCGCCGTGCAGCCGCTGCCAGTCGCGGCGTATCCTCTCCTGCTCCTCTTTGGGCACGAACTGCTCCTTGGTCCGCAGCACGGCCGCCGGCATGCCGTGGTGCCGCAGCATCGCGCGGTTATACGTCGTGCCGTAGTACTCCAGCACGATCGCGTGCATCGCCGCCCGCAGCGGCCCCATGCCGTAGTAGTCGTCGGCGGGACTCAGGTACTTGATGTGCACCATGTCCCGCGTCTCGTACTGTATGCGGCGACCGCCAACCTCGTACACGTAGCCGGCAATGTAGCGCTTCCGATCCGGCCTGATGCGCACGCGATCGGGCCGCAGACACCACAGCTCCGCAGGCCGCTGGCGCTCGTCCCGCTCGATGCCCCAGAAGGCGTTCCCCGTCAGGTTCAGATACGTGACCGTCTGCTCGATCAGATCGGGCAACGCCTCGAACTCATTCACGAACTCCAGCAGCCCGGAGAGCTCGGCCGCCAGAGCATCGTCGGCTGGCCCGGGCTCTCCGCCGCTGCCGCGTCGGGACACTGCCAGCGGCACCGAGGCGCACGTCTGCGCCACCCGTGCCACGCACCTGTACACCCACGGGATGTCGCCGTACACGCGGGCGTAATCCTCGTACGACTCGGGCCGAGGACGACCCTCGTCCGCGCCCACGCCGTACTCCGGCACGAGGACGGATGCCGTCCTCGTGGTCTTGCGCTCGAATTCCTGCCAACTCAGTGCCTGAACTTGATACTTACCCATGGCTTCCTGTCGCGTCGCTGTCGCTGTAGGGCAGGCGTGCCTTGGCCCGCCATCCCTGGCTCTACGCCCCCGGCCTCCAGCCATGCTGCCACGCCGCGCGAATGGCCCGCACCAGGGCGTCGGCCTCCACGAGGAGCGCCTCCTGCGCCGGCCCGATCTCGTCGGGCGG